TCACCCTTCTCTTGCATATCAGCAATAATACCACCGGCATGTCTCCAACTACAACTCCATTTTTTCTCAGTTAATATAGGCCATACATCATTTTTAGTAAAATCATTGTTACACATAGAGGCATAAAGATGTTGTGCGTATACATCATCACCCCTAACTTTATCAACTATCCACGGCGTTGAACGTAGGTCATACTCCATGTTGTCTTTCTTCCACTCATCGGTTTCTTCAAGTTCAAGAGTTTGCTGACGCCATGACTTATAGAAGTCAATCATTTCTTCTGCTGATTCCGCAGTTTTTTCACCTGATTTAACTTTTTCAACTAGATTAGTTATTTGAAATAATCCTCGTTCTGGGCTACTACTTATCATCTTCTACCTCTATCCAAGTGTGATCACCTAACCATTTAACTTTACATATATATTCGTACTGTTCGGGAGCAGTACCCGACCAATCATTGGGCCCATGAATACTTAATCTAGTAAACTGTTTCAATGTATCAAACAACAACCAATAGATATTACCATTTGCTAATTGAAAATCATACTTAGCGGAGTGTACCATATCAGTCAAATCAAGTCTATGTCTAATCTGTTCTGCTTGCTTCTGAAGTACAGTTACTAGTTCCATGATTCTATCATATTCTTGTTTAGCATGTAAACGTGCTACGTTTAACATAATGTCTTTATGCTTCTCTACGGGAACTAAATCAAATTTAGGTCCACTACTTTCTGTAGCGTATGGTGTTACATTACGATTAAAGAAATGAATCAATGAACCGGAACTGGTAGAATCATAACTACTGGCACCATTAGCTGAATTTGGTTTACCTGACATTAGATATTATATATCATTTTCTGATTTAACTATAATCTTTTGGGTAGGCTTTTTAGCCTTACTGTAGAATATATGATTGCCAATTTTTGCTACTTGTTTATAAGGCCATAACGGGTCTACACTTAAATTATGAAAAAACAACGCTGATCTTGGTACTACATCTTGATATTCATCGTATGCTAGTACGTTATATGCCACTCGTTCTGCTTGTTTATATTTTGTGCTGTTTTTGTTTGGGTCAACTTTACCTTCACAAACCCAACTAAACTGACATAGTTTTACCTTTTGCATTTCATCGTCTATAAATTTATCTACATATGATGCTTGATATATTACAGCGCAGGGATCTTTTCCAAATCCATGTGCTATTCTATTCATTACTACACGTGCTACTGCTGCTTGCCCATTTAATGATTCACTACCTGCTTCATAAAATATATTTTTTGCCATACATGTTAATTGCTTTGGATCTACTATTTTTGCTACTTTAATTTCCTCAACCACTGATTTTTCTATTGGTATTATTGGACCAAGTGTAAGAACTAAAGTGACAAATACAATTGCTATTACAATTTTAATAGGTTGGTTTAAATTCATAATTTATCCTTTCTACTTATTTTTAAGTTATGGATTTTAGACGTTCATCCAACAGTCGCAATTACAAAGAATTACTTGTTCTATTGCTTCTGGTACGGAATAAGTTGATGGTAATAAAACATCAGATGCGTATATGACCGATAATTGGGGTGGTATTAAATTACTATATGGTGAACTAGCAAAACTGCCCGGAGCAACTGCTTCACCTATATCTACTACTTTACCACCACTATAGTACCGTTCAGTTACTGGATTATAATAGCCAAAAGGCGTAGGCGATCCAATTGTGGTTACTAATTTTGCCGGAATACTACCTGCCAATGTTCCATTAGCAACTAGCTGTGATTCTTGTTGTCTAGTAAATGTATTCTCTATATTATTATCTAACGGAATGCCCGCTTCTTCTAATCTAGCTTGATTGCGAGATTCACGCAACATACCTACTAGACTTCTTCCTCCAACTGTATTATAATCAGCTATAGCTTCCAATGTTTGTGAATACATGTGAGGCTGTGTGTAGGTAGCAAAAGTTGGAATAAAATCTACAAAAGAATATTGAGTACTAGGAAATGATGCTGCTCCTGGTTCTCTCAAATGATCAGGTGAGCTATTAGGTACACCAATTGGCATACCTGAAGCAATTGCACGTTGCTCTGTTGATAATATTTTACCAGTTAATTCCAAATTATTAATTAATAGTTGTGCTTCCGCCGGTTTATTATTTTTAATTGACAATATCTCTGCATTGGCAGCATCAATATAACCTTGAATAGTTGTATTCATTGTTGGCCAACCACCGCCGGGTGGAGGAGCTATAACTACAGTACCAGCTAAGCCGGAATAACTAATAGATATAATTCTGCCATATGTAGTTACATTAGTAGAATCAGTACCTATTGTAGCAGTTGCAGAATTGCCACCTACTGTTACATTTGGAGCACTTGGATATCCGCCACCTTTATTAGAGTATGTGAAAGATGTACCATTCCATGTAGCAGTAGCTTGTTCCCATGTTACTGCTAGATATATATTTTTATAAATGTCAGATAGTGTAGTTGTTTGTAAATTCTTTATTAATCCATCAATATCTATACCAAGATAAGGTAATCCGCTCATACAACCTAAGAAATCACTCATTGTATATGTGCCATATGGTCCGTTACCTAATGCAATTAATGACAAGCCTTGACTTGCTAATGTAGTATCAGTTGGAACATTAGTACCATTAACATCCAAATTTTTAGTTGTTTCTAAACTACTAACAACTTGTGCAAACTTTTCAATTGGTATATTAGAAATATTTTTAATCTGTTGCATTGAAGAACTAAATGCACCGGCTGCTATAGCAATATCTGGTGGTAATATACCATATAGATATTCACCAAAGTTTTGAGAAATAGGTTGTATTGGTATTGTATCAGATTGTGTGACTGTAGATGTTATTTGTGTTGTGTTGTTTTTCAAACCACTATTATATGCCTCACTAGCCGGAGGATTCATACCATCACGTTCTAAAGTAGTTTTTATATTTTGAAAAAATCCTGCCATTACTCTGATCCTCCTGCCCCTTCAAACACACCACCAAGACCATTTTCTCCACCAAGTACATCTCCTACACCAAAACCATCTACATTGGTACTTAAATTATTCCGCAGTTGGCTGTTCAATCCATCACCAACATATATAGGATAATATATCTTACTATTTGCCGGTCCACCAACTGTATTATACACAGGTACTGTTAATGTTTCATAACTATTAGGGAATAACTTTATTGGATTTAATAAATCAACTAATGATTCTAATCCTTCTGTTTTACAATTTAATGATATTAATACATCTGTTAAATCTTGTCCTAATATAATACTAAATGCTCCGTATATCCTACGTTCTTGAGTTGTGGTTGCTACTACTACATTGTTTGCTATTTCTTCCAACTCTGATCCGGTTAAATTATTAGCAAGTAATGCTAAACTTACTGATTTAGTAATAGCATTGTTTTTTTCTAGTGTAGATAACAAGTTACTAGGTAAACCAAATGTAGCAATAGTTTTTAAATTTATAGCATTACCACTTGCAATTAAATCTTGTCCAAATATATTAGTTGATAGACTAACACCAGTAATATCACCTGTTATTAAATCGTCCATATTACTAAATGTACCATCTAAAAATTCTTGTGAGTTATTTACTGTTAATATAGGATCATTATTAGATTCAATAAAACCATACGTTGACATAAAGCCGGCTAAGAAGTCTGCATATGCTCCGCTATCGTCTGATAATCCGCTATTGTAATTAAATTCGTTATAACCCTGTAATGCAAATAATCTTATATAACCCCACCGTGTTACTTCATTGGTGTAATTATAATTACTTGCCCAATTAGGATATCCAGTCCAATTAAATGTTGATGGTGGACTATTGCCTAATGCAGGTATACTGTTAGCACCAATTGTGATTAAATTATTATAAGTAGATTCATTTATTAATGTGACAGTACCCGTTCCTGTCCCAGGACCGGATGCTATAAAAGTTTCACCCACTGTATTAGAAGTTGCACCTATTAATGTAAAATTTGTTGTGCCAATACTCCTAATTGTGTATTCATCAGATGCAACCAAATCAGTTACATTTATAGTATTTTGTGCGGTATTAAACGCATATGTAAGTAATCGTAGACACGTATCATTAACAATTTTACCCAATTGTGTAGCAGATGATTCACTGGTACTAGAACCAGTAAAATCTACCATAATGGGATTAATATTAAATCCAATATTTTGTAATAATGAACTTAATGTGTTAACACCTAATGGACTCTGTTTTCCTGAATTGCTCATGGGACAAATACATTAGGACTACCTATTACAATACTATGCCCACATGTGGAACTTGACCCTACTTTGAGTACCGGTTTACCTTCGGCAAACACAGTAGGGCTACCCCCTGTTGTAACTGATAACAAATGTAATTTTTTAAACGGGAAGTGAGGTGTAATAAGACTAGGATGTAGTCCCACTTTTTTCCCATTAGCTATAACAGTTGATGCACCCTTAATGATCCTACCACCAAAAAGATTTGTATCACCCACACGACTTAATTTTGCCATTTTTTTACCCCAATACTATTTTTTTACTAGGTACCTTAATGCCGGTTGTAGCTTCCAGGTACTTGTCTTTAATATTATCATCTGTTTCCGCATACAATGATATGTTATTAGTATTTAGTCTAAATTCACCCTTCGGATTTGCAGTAAAAACGCTAGGAATCATTTGCATACCCTGTTGACTTGGTGCAATAGATACTGGTTCTTCAATTTGAATAAACTCACCGCCGGACTGAATCACTTTAGCAATAAGTTCTTCTCCTGAGTTAAGTTTAAATGTATATACTGTGTTTGGATGTATTGGTATTTGCATTACGCTGCCTTTGTTAAAAATTGTTTAAGTTCGTTAAATCCACCAATAAGTTTGCCATCAATTATAATCTGTGGCACTGTTCTTGCTGATGGAATTTCTTCTAGTAGTTCTTCTTTTGTATACCCGTCGCCGATTTTCTTTTCTTCAAAGGGGATTTCTCGTTGACCTAACAATGCTTTTGCTTGGTCACAATAGGGACAGTGATATTTACTCCATACGATTGCTTTCATT